ATTAAATGTAATTATATTTTCATCCAGCCAACAATTAAGCGCTTGCATCAATTTTTGCAAAGGTAAAAGCTCATTCCGCACAAATACCTTACTAGCTTTCTCTACATCCCCAAACCCCCCGACATTGCTAGGCATAATCCCCATCATTTGCGGCGGTACGCGGTGCGCCGCCATCATGTCGTCCCGGCTCACGTTCTTGATATTCAGAAACTCATCCTTCGCCGCGACTTCTGACAGAGGAATGATCTGAAGCCCATCCTTTTTGCCGTTAGGCGAGTACATAAACAGGTTGCGGAAGTTACCCGGTCCTTTGGCGCTTTTCATTGCGTTGCGGAGGTTGTTCACATCCTCCTGGTTTTGCGCGGCATCGGTCATGTACATGATGAAGCCTGCATGACTGCCGTTAATGTAATACTTCCGGCGGAACAGCGTGGCGGACTCGTTGAGCAGAGCGGATGGAATAGCAGAAAGATAGCCAGGCAGGCCGTAGATCTCCTGATTAATATCCGGTTCCATCAGATGAAAGATGCTGCCTTTCGTGAACTGATACGGCTGGGTTGCCATACCGTATTGCACAAACCAGTAGGTATCCAGGTCTAATCCGCGTCGGGTGTATTTTGCCAGGGCAGGTTCAAGGGCGATAACTTCACCGAAGCGGTTCGTGCGTTTCTCCAGGTAGGCATTACCAAATACCAGATAGTCCTGCACAAAACGTGAAAAAGCCTGCTGGCTGAGCAACGGGTGAGGGATATAGGTGCTGGTCAGAATGTTGCACTTTACTGCAATCGGTGAGCTGTGGTGTACGGCGGCGCGGAAGGTTCGCGCCAGGCCGTCGAAACTCACTGGTGGCTCATACCAACGGTCCATCTGTACGCATTCCACATAGTCCAGCAGTTCGCGGCGGTCCAGAACAGGAACGGGATCACCGAAGCTGAATGCTTCGGCTGAAGTCTGGTTTTTATGCTGGATCTGTTTCGTCGCCGCAGCGCGGTTCTTCTTACTCTTTCCCATCAAAAAATCTCCACAATATTGCTGGTATTGGCGGACTCGCCCTGCAGTGGTTCGTTAAACAGTGCGTGCATTGTTGCCCAGGCCAGATCGGCATGGCTGGCTTCTTCGCTGCGGCTGGCTTCATAGGTCGGGCGGTTGCCGCTGGCGGTGGTGGCGCGACGGATTGCCATGAATGACTGCGCAATGTCGGTGTGCCCGGCGTCAAACTCAAGACGGCGGTGGCTGATAATGTCGTAGGCCTTGAGTACCAGGGCGTTTTTAACGTTGGGGTTGTAGACAAACTCCCGGACGGCAGGAAAAAACGCTTTCACGTTCTCGTAAACCCCGTGACCAACGCCGGTTGAGTCGATGCCGATATAGGTCACGTTGTACTGTTCGGTCAGTTTTTTGATGGCGTCAGCCTGGGCGCGAAAGTCCATTCCGCGCCACTGGTGACGCTCAAGAATGCGGAACTTACCGCCTGGCACGGCTGGCGGTGCCACCACCACGCATCCGGCGCTGTCGCCGTTCTGCGTACCTTTTGCCGGGTCATAACCGATCCACACTTCGCGCCAGCCAAACGGGCGCAGGGCCAGTGCATGAAAGTCGGTCCAGACTTCCCAGCTGTCTACCATGCACGCCTGCAATTCGCTGAGCGGGAACACGGACGCGAGATCGTCCACGAACTCGCACATCAGCAAGTTCTGGTATTCGTCAGGGCTGTACTCCATGCGCAACTGGTCAAGGTCGAACAGGTTACAGCCGCCGCGCACCGCATCTTCCACGGTGACTATCTGGCGGTATTGCCCGTCTGCGCACAGCAGGCCGGGGGCCAGATTGCTGTGGGACAGGTCGATGTCCACCTTATCGGCTCTGTTGCGCCCACGGTTGAACAGCGCACCGGACCAGAACGGATAAGCACTGTGTGTCAGACTGGATGGCGTGGAAAAATAGGTCTGTCGCCATTTCTTGTGAATAGCCATACCGGAAGCCACTTTGCGCAGCTCCTGGAATTTCGGTATCCAGAAATATTCATCCAGATACAGGTTGCCGTGGTAACTCTGGGCCGTGCGGGCATTGGTGCCGAGGAAGTACAGCGTGGCCCCGTTAGGAAGCACCATCGGATCGCCTTTCAGCTCCACCTCCACTTCTTTGGCGAAGTCGATGATGTACTGCTTAAAGACGTGGGCCTGTGCCTTGCTGGCGGAAAGGAAAATCTGGTTACGCCCGGTTAGCAGGGCGTCAATCAGGGCTTCACGGGCAAAATAGAAGGTCGCGCCGATCTGGCGTGACTTCAGCAGGTTGCGGATGCGGTTGGTTTTTCCGGCTTCCCACCAGTGGCGCTGGTAGTTGAACATGGAGGAATGGAAGATTTCTTCCAGCTTCTCAATCTGTTCATCGGTGAAAACGTTCTTTTCCGGCTGACGGCGCGGGCCTTTGTTGCGGTTGGCGACGTTAGGGTTTAAGTCGGCTTCGTTGCCGCCATTGTTAAACTTGCCGATCCGCGCATGGCGCTCCGACTGGCGCGCCAGCAGGTCAATCTCTTTGAAATCTTTCCCTTCTTTGTGCTCCTTCATAATGAGCTGGCAGTAGCGTGCGGCGGTGGTGAGCTGCATCTGATCCAGCGGCCCATAGTCACCCCACTTGTCGCGTTTTTTCCAGCTGTGAACGGTTGCAACTTTCTCGCCCAGCATTTCAGCAATGCGGGCTACGCGGTATCCCTGAAAGTACAGCAGCATGGCCTGCCGACGGGGATCGAGATCTGCGGGTGTCAGTGTGGTGTTCATGGCACAAACCTACAGCCTTGAATGAAGGCTTTCCCCGCCTGCGGTTTGTGTGGTTGTCGGTACAAATACCGCGCATTGTTTCACTGCCCCCATCACCGCAACCATAAGGCTCCAGTAAGTTATTTCTAACGGAGCACGGCTCATGACAGTGAAAGCAAAGCGTTTTCGCATCGGGGTGGAAGGTGCCACCACCGACGGACGCGAAATCCAGCGTGAATGGCTGGAACAGATGGCAGCCAGCTACAACCCGGCGGTGTATACCGCGCTGATTAACCTTGAGCACATCAAGTCTTATCTGCCGGACAGCACCTTTAACCGCTACGGCAAGGTGACGGCGCTGTTTGCTGAAGAAATCACGGAAGGTCCGCTGGCAGGCAAGATGGCGCTGTATGCCGACGTTGAGCCAACGGAGTCCCTGGTGGAACTGGTGAAAAAAGGCCAGAAATTATTCACCTCTATGGAAGTCAGCCCGAAGTTCGCTGATACGGGCAAAGCCTACCTGGTCGGCCTGGCTGCCACTGATGACCCTGCCAGTCTGGGTACGGAAATGCTGACATTCAGCGCCAGTGCAGCCCATAACCCGCTGGCAAACCGCAAGCAGAATCCTGCCAATCTCTTTACCGCTGCAGAGGAAACGGTGATCGAACTGGAAGAAATCCAGGACGACAAACCGTCCCTGTTTGCCCGCGTCACGGCGCTGTTTACCAAAAAAGAGCAGTCCGATGACGCCCGGTTCTCTGATGTGCATAAGGCCGTGGAGCTGGTCGCCACTGAGCAGCAAAACCTGAGCGCACGCACCGAAAAATCCCTGTCTGAGCAGGAAGAACGCCTGTCTGAGCTGGAGACTGCCCTGCAGGCACAGCAAACCGCCTTTAACGAACTGGTGGACAAGCTGAGTCATGAAGACAGCCGCCAGGACTACCGCCAGCGTGCAACAGGCGGTAACGCCCCCGCTGACACTCTGACCAATTGCTGATGGAGCACAAAACCCGATGAAGAAGAATACCCGCTTTGCTTTTAACGCTTACCTGCAGCAGCTGGCGCGTCTGAACGGTGTGGCAGTTGAAGAACTGTCCAGCAAGTTCACCGTGGAGCCGTCTGTACAGCAGACGCTGGAAGACCAGATCCAGCAGTCCGCCGCTTTCCTGACGCTGATTAACGTCACGCCAGTGACTGAGCAGTCCGGTCAGCTGCTGGGGTTGGGTGTTGGCAGCACCATTGCCGGAACCACTGATACCACCGCGAAAGAGCGTGAACCTGTCGATCCGACGCTGATGGTCGATGTGGAATACAAATGCGAACAGACCAACTTTGACACGGTGCTGACCTACGCGAAGCTGGACCTGTGGGCGAAATTTCAGGATTTCCAGGTGCGTATCCGTGACGCCATCGTGAAACGTCAGGCACTGGACCGCATCATGATCGGCTTTAACGGCGTGAAGCGTGCGAAAACCTCCAACCGTAGTGAAAACCCGCTGCTGCAGGATGTGAACAAAGGCTGGCTGCAGAAAATCCGTGAGGATGCACCGGATCACGTCATGGGCAGCACCACCACAGGCGGTGAAACCACACCGGGCGCGGTGAAAGTCGGTAAAGGTGGCGAATATGCCAACCTGGACGCCGTGGTGATGGATGCCGTCAATGAGCTTATCGACGTGGTCTACCAGGACGATGACGATCTGGTGGTGATTTGCGGTCGTGAACTGTTGTCTGACAAGTATTTCCCACTGGTCAACAAAGAGCAGGAAAACAGTGAAAAACTCGCTGCCGATATGATCATCAGTCAGAAACGCATGGGTGGCCTGCAGGCCGTGCGTGCGCCGTTCTTCCCGCCGAATGCACTGCTGATCACCCGTCTGGATAACTTGTCCATCTACTGGCAGGAAGACACCCGCCGCCGTTCAGTTATCGACAACCCGAAACGTGACCGGATTGAAAACTTTGAATCCGTTAATGAAGCCTATGTGGTTGAGGACTACCGCTGCGCCGCACTGGTGGAAAACATCCAGATTGGTGATTTCAGCGCCGCCGCAGCAGAAGCCGGAGCGTAAACCATGAGCCTGAGTCCCGCACGGCAGCATCGCCTGCGCGTTCAGGCTGAACAGGCCGCCCGTGAGGGCGGCAGTGTTCGCCACGCGTCGGGCTATGACCTGATGTTGCTGCAGCTGGCGGAAGACCGCCGCCGTCTCAAGGGCGTTCAGTCCACGGTGAAAAAAGCGGAAATAAAGGTGGAGCTGCTGCCGAAATATGCCGCCTGGGCGGAGGGCGTCCTGGCTGCCGGAGGCGCTCAACAGGATGACGTGCTGATGTACGTGATGCTGTGGCGCATTGATGCCGGAGATTATGCCGGGGCGCTGGAGATCGGGCGTCATGCCCTGCGTCATGGCTGGGTGATGCCTCTGGGTAACCGCAACGTGCAGACCGTGCTGGCAGAGGAAATGGCAGATGCAGCGCAGAGCGCAATGCTTGCCGCTACCGGCTTTGATGCCGATCTGTTGCTGCAGACGCTGGAGCTGACAGACGGTCTGGATATGCCGGACCAGTCACGGGCGCGTCTGCATAAAGCGATTGGCGCTGTCCTGAGTGAAAGCAATCCGGCTTCCGCCCTTAATCATCTCAACCATGCGTTACAGCTCGATCCCCGCTGTGGCGTGAAAAAAGACAAACAGCAGCTGGAGCGCAGACTGCGCAATGACAGCCGCTGACAGAACGTGCCCCCGCGCACGGGCGGCACGGGGTGGCGAAAGGCATAGCCACATCAAAATCCCGTCCACCGCCCTCTATTTCAGGAGAAAGCAGCATGAAGTTTGTTGCGCCAGAACAGGCACCGGAACAGGCGGAAATCATCAGAAATACGCCGTTCTGGCCTGATGTGGACCTGTCGGAGTTTCGCAGCGTGATGCGCACTGACGGCACGGTGACGCAGCCGCGTTTAAAGCAGGTTGCCCTGTCGGCAATTTCGGAGGTCAACGCAGAGCTGTATGAGTTTCGCAGACGTCAGCAGATGCTGGGATATGCCTCGCTGGCAGAGGTTCCGGCGGAACAGCTGGACGGCAAAAGTGAGCGCATTCAGCACTATTTCAACGCGGTTTACTGCTGGGCACGCGCCATGCTCAACGAACGATACCAGGACTATGACGCCACGGCATCCGGTGTGAAGCGGGGCGAAGAACTGGCAGAAGCCAGCGGTGATTTGTGGCGTGACGCCCGCTGGGCCATCAGCCGGGTACAGGATGCGCCGCACTGCACAGTGGAGCTTATCTGATGAAAGTGCGTGCGCATCAGTATGACACGGTGGACGCGCTTTGCTGGCGTCATTACGGGCGCACGCAGGGTGTCACGGAGCAGGTACTGAAGGCAAATCCGGGGCTTGCCGAATACGGCCCCTTTTTACCTCACGGGCTGCAGGTGGAGCTGCCGGACATTCCGACCACCGCCACCGTGCAGACCGTCCAGCTATGGGACTGAATTATGACGCTTGAGCGAATCAGCGCCTTTATCACGTATTGCATCGCCGTCGTGCTGGCCTGGCTGGGCGATTTGTCCATCAAGGATGCCTCAACGCTGGGCGGCCTGATGATTGGTGTGCTGATGCTGGCTATCAACTGGTACTACAAACACAAAGCCTACCAGCTTCTGCGCGACGGGCAGATCTCGCGGGAGGACTATGAATCCATCAATCGTTAAACGCTGCCTTGTCGGGGCCGTGCTGGCTATTGCTGCCACGCTGCCGGGTTTTCAGCAGCTTCACACCTCCGTGGAGGGGCTGAAACTGATTGCCGATTACGAAGGTTGTCGTCTGCAGCCGTATCAGTGCAGCGCGGGTGTCTGGACCGACGGCATTGGTAATACATCTGGCGTCATTCCAGGCAAAACCATTACGGAACGACAGGCAGCGGAAGGACTGATCTCCAACGTGCTGCGTGTGGAGCGGTCACTGGAAAGGTGTGTGAAGCAACAGCCACCGCAGAAGGTGTATGACGCGGTGGTGTCATTTGCCTTCAACGTGGGAACGGGCAATGCCTGCAGCTCCACGCTGGTGAAATTGCTCAATCAGCGGCGCTGGGCGGATGCGTGCCGACAGTTGCCGCGCTGGGTTTATGTAAAAGGTGTGTTTAATCAGGGGCTGGATAACCGCCGTGCGCGGGAGATGGCCTGGTGTTTACAGGGAGCAAACTGAAATGAAAAAGAAATTAATCAGCGGACTGTTTCTGATGTTATGGATGGCGCTGTTAATCGCAGCAATGGTGTATCCGCAGGGGATTTTTCCGGTACTGGCAGCGTCCGGCGTTTGGGTAGCCTGTTTGCTGACATGGGCGGTAATTCCGGTAGCACTGGCTGCGTTAATTAAGAATGGCCCGCTCTGGCAGGAGTTAAGGGCATCTTTGCTGAAGACAATTACCCGAAAAGAAAACGTATTTACCAGTTGGGTGATGCGATTGCTGATTGTTGTAAGTCTCGCCTGGACGGGGTGGGCTATTACCCTGGTCTTTTATCTACTGACCGTTATTGCCTTCTGGATCACCCGTAATCAGATGGCGCAACAGGTAGCAGCATGAACCGGTTGCTGCTGGTTGTGCTGACGTTATTACTGGCGGCGCTGGGCTGGCAGACGTGGCGGCTGGCTGATGCCAGCCAGACCATCAGCACGCAGGCAGACGAGCTGCAGAGCAAAAGCCAGGCACTGGCAAAGAGCAACAGCCAGCTTATCAGCCTGTCCATTCTGACTGAAACCAATAACCGGGAGCAGGTGCGGCTCTATGCCGAAGCAGAACAGACCAGCACGCTGCTGAGACAACGACAACACCGGATCGAGGAACTGAAACGTGAGAACGAGGATTTACGCCGCTGGGCTGATACTCCTTTGCCTGCTGACATTATCCGGCTGCGGAAACGTCCGGCACTCACCGGAGGTATGGCTTACCGTCAGTGGTTGTCCGCGAGTGACGCCGTGTCGGCTGGATCAGGCAACGCCGCGCACTAACGGTGATCTGAACGCGTTGCTGGATGAAACGGAGGCCGCCTGGGCGGTCTGTGCAGACAAAGTGGACATGATTATTGCGTGTCAGGAGCGAAACAGTGAACAAACCACAATCCCTGCGCCACGCCCTCAATAAAGCGGTGCCTTATGTCCGCAATAACCCGGACAAACTGCATCTGTTTGTGGATAACGGTTCGCTGGTTGCCACGGGGGCCAGCTCCATGTCGTGGGAGTACCGTTACACACTGAACGCGGTGATTGAGGATTTCAGCGGCGACCAGAATCTGCTGATGGCCCCGGTTTTGCTGTGGCTGAGGGATAACCAGCCCGATGCCATCAATAACCCGGCGTTACGGGAAAAGCTATTCACCTTTGAGGTGGATATTCTGCGCAACGATGTCTGTGATATCAGCCTGAACCTGCAACTGACGGAGCGTGTGCTGGTCAGCACTGGCGGCAGTGTGTCGAGCGTTGAAGCTATAGCGGAACCTGATGCACCTGAAGAAATGTGGACGGTGAAACGTGGCTGAACTGCAGAAGGTGGACGACTGGCTGAGTGCCTTGCTGGCGAATCTGGAACCAGCCACGAGAAGCCGCATGATGCGCCAGCTGGCGCAGGAACTTCGCCGGACACAGCAGCAGAACATCAGGATGCAGCGTAATCCTGATGGCAGCAGCTATGAACCGCGAAGGGTAACAGCACGCAGTAAAAAGGGGCGCATCAAACGTCAGATGTTTACAAAGCTTCGCACCACAAAATACCTGAAAACTGCCGCCAGCGCCGATTCTGCCAGCGTGCAGTTTGAAGGTAAGGTACAGCGCATTGCCCGTGTTCATCACTACGGCCTGCGTGATCGCGTCAGTCGTAATGGTCCGCGAGTACACTATGCAGAGAGACGGCTGTTAGGGATAAATGCTGAAGTAATTAAGCTCATTCAAGATATGATATTTAGAGTCGTTACAAATTAACACTTCGAAGCTAGTAAAAATTAGAGTGACATAATTGCCACTCTAATTAATGCGTTTAAATTTCGGATTTGGTTTCAAGGTTTCTCAATGTATTCGGTATCAATGTTTCACTGAATCCAGAAAGCGCACAAATCACATAAATGGAGAATGAGATGTCACTACTATTATTCATAAACCCGAAGATAATATTCCCCTTGAGCATAAAGTATACAAGTACGCCAGCCATCATTGAAAGGAGTATTCTCTCCGCACCATAGAAGAAATAAGTTTTCTTTTTTAGTTCTCTGTCTGTATGGAGGCTTTTTATTTTTAGGGATACAGAAATAAACCCCCCGATGGAAGCAAAGGAAGCGGCGTATAACACCACTGGAATAAAGTGATTAGCTTTTATGAAATTAGAATCTCTAGCCAAATATGTTATCAATGCAAGGATGATGAATATCAATGCTAAAGTTATGGCTCCTGATTGATATAAATTCCTTCCAAGCATTGTGTTTTCATAATCGTTTTTAATGTCTCTATTTATTGCGGCGAAGTTATTTTTGTTTATATCATTTTTTCCAAGTATTGTTGCTGACATAACTGTTGCTGCTCTTTTTTTATAAATAGAAGAGCAGTTGTATTTGTAGCAATGTGAAATAAACTCATCAAAGTGCTCTTTTGAAGCATGATATCTATCAATCTTACTGTCATCCTCCTCAATGATTGAGTCTATGAACACGAGCATAGACTCATGAGGCGGAAGATTGGCTACTTCATAAATGACATATTCATCCCCACGTGAATAAATTTTACTTATGGTGTTTCCACCCAAATCTGTTCCACCAACGACGTATTTGCCAATTCTTTCTTGCTGTTTTTTTTTGTATTCATCCCTCTCCTTCTTTGTAGGTGGGGGATTGATGGGATCATTCATTGCATCCATGGGGACAATATTATCTTGCTCAGCTGCTTCTGGGGTATTGGTGTTAGTTGTCATTTTTTGTGTAGTTAATGTCACAAGGAAAGTGGATATAAATATACAAATAGTACAAATAAAATCAACTTATGAACGCACAACTGACTGAAATCATGCGCCTTATCACCAATCTGATCCGCACTGGTGTAGTCACCGAAGTGGACCGGGAGAACTGGCTTTGCCGGGTGAAAACGGGCGACCTTGAAACTAACTGGATCAGTTGGCTGACGCTGCGTGCCGGTAATGCCCGCACATGGTGGCGACCATCGGAAGGTGAGCAGGTGGTGCTGCTGAGTCTGGGCGGTAATCTGGAGACTGCCTTTGCGCTGCCCGCTGTCTATTCGAATCAGTTCGCACCACCGTCGACGTCGGCGGACGCCTGCGTGACAGAACATCCTGACGGTAGCTGGTTTGAATACGAACCCGCCACCGGGCGCTGGTATGTAAGGGGCATCAAATCAATGGTCATTGAGGCCGCTGACAATATCACCATGAAAACCAGTGAGTTTGTGCTGGAGGCTGACCGCACGCGAATTAACAGCGAAGTAGTGATCAATGGTGGCGTTACCCAGGGCGGCGGTGCGATGAGTTCTAACGGGATTGTGGTTGATGCGCATCAGCATACTGGCGTCCTGAAAGGCGGCGATACAACCGGAGGCCCGGTATGACGCTTTATAGCGGGATGAACAATACCAGCGGCAAAGTCATTACTGATATTGATCATCTGCGCCAGTCGGTGCGGGACATTCTGCTGACACCGCAGGGTAGCCGCATTGCCCGCCGGGAATATGGTTCCCTCCTGTCGGTTTTAATAGATCAGCCACAAAATCCGGCATTACGCCTGCAGGTCATGTCGGCAGTGTATGTGGCGCTGAGTCGCTGGGAGCCACGGCTGACGCTGGATTCCATCACCATCAACAGCAACTTTGACGGTTCTATGGTGGTGGAGCTGACCGGGCGGCGGAATAACGGTGTGCCTGTTTCCCTTTCCGTATCAACAGGAGCAGAGAATGGCAGTGATTGACCTTTCGCAGTTACCTGCGCCGCAGATTGTGGATGTGCCGGACTTTGAGACGTTGCTTGCCGAACGCAAGGCAGAATTTGTGGCGCTTCATCCGAAAGATGAGCAGGAAGCAGTGAGCCGCACACTGGAACTGGAATCTGAACCCGTCACCAAATTGTTGCAGGAAAACGCTTATCGTGAGTTGCTTCTGCGCCAGCGCATTAACGAAGCCGCGCAGGCGGTGATGGCGGCTTATGCCATAGGGAGCGATCTGGACCAGCTCGCTGCCAACTACAACGTGAAACGCCTGACGGTGACACCTGCTGATTATGACGCTGTGCCGCCCGTTGCGGCTGTGATGGAAAGTGATGAAGCGTTACGCCTGCGTGTGCCTGCAGCCTTTGAAGGGCTTTCAGTTGCGGGGCCAACTGCAGCTTATGAATTTCATGCCCGAAGCGCCGACGGTCGGGTGGCGGATGCCAGTGCAACCAGCCCGGCACCTGCAGAGGTGGTGCTGACTGTCCTTAGCCGCGAAGGAGACGGAACAGCAGAAAAAGACCTGCTGGATGTGGTGGAGAAAGCACTGAACAGTGAGAACGTCCGCCCGGTGGCTGACCGTCTGACGGTTCGCAGTGCAGAAATCATCCCGTACCGCGTGGAAGCCACCATTTTTCTCTATCCGGGACCAGAAGCAGAGCCGGTAATGGCAGCGGCAAAAGCCAGCCTGCAGAAGTACATCGCCAGTCAGACGCGGCTTGGTCGGGATATTCGCCGTAGCGCCATCTTTGCCGCGTTGCATGTTGAAGGTGTGCAGCGTGTGGAACTGGCTTCGCCGCTGGCGGATGTGGTCCTGAACAAAACGCAGGCGGCATCATGTACGCAGTGGAGCGTAACCAACGGGGGAACTGATGAATAGTCTGCTGCCACCGGGTTCAACGCCACTGGAGCGCCGACTGGCACAAGCGTGCAGTGGGATTTCTGATTTGCAGGTGCCGCTGCGTGACTTGTGGAATCCGGCAACCTGTCCAGTCAGTTTCCTGCCTTATCTCGCCTGGGCGTTCTCTGTGGATCGCTGGGACGAGAGCTGGACAGAAAGCGTCAAACGCCAGGTGGTGAAGGATGCTTTTTATATACATCAGCATAAAGGAACCACCAGTGCTGTGCGGCGGGTGGTGGAGCCGTTCGGCTTCCTGATCCGCATTATTGAATGGTGGCAGACCGGAGAAGCACCGGGAACGTTTCGCCTGGATATCGGCGTGCAGGACCAGGGCATCACTGAAGATACCTATCTGGAACTTGAGAGGCTGATAAGTGATGCCAAACCATGTAGCCGTCACATGATCGGCATGTCCATCAATCTGCAGACCAGCGGCCCACATTGGATGGGGGTTGCCAGCTATCTTGGCGAAGAAATCACGATCTATCCGTATATCAACGAAACGATTATTTCCGGTGGCACCGCGCATGAAGGCGGGGCGGTCCATGTTATTGACACAATGAGAGTGAATCCATGAGCACAAAATTTTATACCCTGCTGACGGATATTGGCGCGGCGAAACTTGCCAGCGCCGCCGCGCTCGGTGTGCCGCTAAAAATTACCCATATGGCGGTGGGCGATGGCGGCGGAGTATTGCCAACGCCGGACGCAAAGCAGACGGCACTGGTAAATGAGAAACGCCGGGCTGCGCTGAATATGCTTTATATCGACCCGCAGAACAGCAGCCAGATTATTGCTGAACAGGTGATCCCTGAAAACGAGGGCGGTTGGTGGATACGTGAAGTGGGCCTGTTTGATGAGTCCGGGGCATTGATTGCCGTGGGCAACTGCCCGGAAAGCTATAAGCCGCAACTGGCTGAAGGCAGCGGGCGCACCCAGACCGTGCGCATGGTGCTGATTACCAGCAGTACGGACAATATCACCCTGAAAATCGACCCTGCTGTAGTGCTGGCAACCCGTAAATACGTGGATGATGAAGTCCTGGAATTAAAGCTGTATGTGGATGACCAGATGAGAAACCACATTGCCGCACAAGATCCTCATACCCAGTATGCGCAGAAACATAATCCGACATTTACCGGAGAACCAAAAGCGCCGACGCCTGCAGCAGGAAATAACACCACGCGGATTGCGACCACTGAGTTTGTTCAGGCCGCTATTACTGCTCTGATTAACGGTGCGCCAGCCACGCTGGACACACTGAAAGAAATTGCCGCAGCCATTAACAATGACCCGAAATTCAGTACCACCATTAACAATGCGCTGGCACTAAAAGCACCGCTGTCGAGTCCGGCACTCACCGGAACGCCAACAGCACCTACTGCGGCACAGTCGGTCAACAATACACAGATTGCCACTACAGCTTTTGTGAAATCAGCGATTGCAGCAATGGTGGGTTCTGCACCTGCGGCACTGGATACACTGAACGAACTGGCGGCGGCACTGGGGAATGATCCGAACTTTGCCACGACAATGCTTAATGCGCTGGCAGGTAAACAACCGCTGGACAATACGCTTACCAATTTGAGTGGAAAGGATGTAGCTGGTCTTCTCGCATACCTTGGTTTGGGAGAAGCCAGATATGTCATTCAGCGAGGAGCTAATGCCAATGGTGCGTGGATACGCTGGTCAGATGGTGCAATAGAAGTATTTGGAACTGGTGGTTCCAATGATAATGGGCTGGCTAAAGTCGTTTATCCAATTGCACTACCTAAGCTTTCACGTTTTATCAGCATAGCGGAAAGAATAAGAACAGATTACGAGGCCACACCTAATAACGTTCACGTTTCAATGATCGTGGATGACCAGGTCAGTAATACAGGTTTTTATGTCCGCTGCCAGATGTACGACGGAAGACCATCAACAAGTGCTTTTTCCTGGAGAGTTTATTGTGCGCCTGTTTAATCCTGTTACTTTGACTGAAGTAATCCCCGGTCTTCATGACGTGACCGGGGCTGTGGAATTACCAGAAGATAACTGGTTTTTTACTGCATCTGAAATCCCTGAAGGAATGGAAATATCTGTTAACGAGAAGGGCGAACCCATTCTGATTGAGATTAAACCATCTCAGGTGGAACTGGCCAGATAACCCCCGGCGCGGTGCTGGTATCTGATTCCATCACCGCGTCGATATTACCAACATCATATTCAGTCATTTCCGGTTCCGGTGGCGCTATAAACTCTCCGTCAGAATAGAACCAACCGACGCCTGCATCTATATGATCAATATTTATAATTTCGCAGTTAGAGAATAAATCACCCTCTCCATCCCAGATAATAATATTTTTCACCACGCCATGTTCAATCAGAGCAAAATTACTCATCAGGCATACTCCTCAACAATAACTATTCCCGGGGCACCGTCACCTCCCGATTGAGCCTCACTTCTGGCAGGTGCGCAGGCTCCGCCTCCGCCAGCACCAAAGCCCTCAGCTTTACCACCACCACGTCCGCTGAATGATGAAGAACTTGCACCACCTATACCGCCTGAACCTAGTGGTGTATCCCCCCCGGTACCACCTGCAACAGCTTTAACAGAGATAACCATTGCACCTGGTGTTTTTGCACTACAGCGAAATGCTCTTAGTACAGTACCGGACGATGTCGGACTGGCACCCCATGAAATACCCTGAATATATGATGTGTTTGCAGATGCTCCCCCCGCGCCACCGCCTGTACCACCCGGTGCAGTTATCAGGGAACCGAAATAAGTTGTGCCACCTTCACTACCTGAATTTCTTCCGGCTCCCCCCCCTTTACCTGCAGCACCGATAATAACGTTGACTTCGAAATCATTATCAACCTCGAAAAATGCTTCAATAAATGCACCGCTCAATCCAGCTCCGGCTGTTGCCTGCTGATTTTCTGTTGTTTCAGGAACCCCACCGCCGCCGCCACCGCCACCAGAGGCAATGACCCTTATCTTTTTTGTCCCTGGTGTTGGGATATATTTTCCAGAGCTTTTAAAAATATTCGTGTTTAACAAACGACCAGAGAATCTGGCTTCTCCCAAACCAACGTTTATGAAAATGCAGAGATAACGGCTAACTGGCATCATCCCCGGTTTTTATTCA